ATATGGGTACACAATGGTGGAACAATGGTAGTCTTACAATCAATGGTGTAAAAATCTTTGTTTGTCCAGGAATGTCAAATAATAAAATGTATGCAGCACAACGTTCTAATCTTTATTTTGGAACTGGTCTTTTAAACTCAACAAATGAGGTTAAAACCCTGGATATGAGCGATTTAGATGGGTCAAATAATGTAAGAATGATAATGAGGTTCACCTCTGGTGTACAATTCGGTATCGCATCTGATTTAGTAGAGTACGCATAATTAATTAATTAATCAATAGAAAGGGGTGGGTAGGTAATCTGCTCACCCTTTTTTTTTAAAACATAAAAAACAATGGCTTGTACATTAACAACTGGTAGAAAACTACCTTGTAAAAGTGCCTTTGGTGGCATAAAAAAAGTATTATTTGCAGATTTTGGTGCTATTGGTGATATTACAGTAGGTGCAACAAAAGAAGCAACATTTTCTGGAACACCAACTTGGTTTGAATTTGATGTAAAAGGTAATTCTAGTTTAGAAACTACCGTAACATCATCAAGAGAAAATGGAACGACTTTTTACACGCAGACTTTAAACCTTACATTAACATATTTAGATGCTGAAACACAATCAGAGTTACAAACTTTGGCGGTATCAAGACCATATATTGTAGTTGAAGACTACTATTCAAATAGGTTTTTAGTTGGAGCAGAAAACGGTGCAGAATGTACTGGTGGTACAGTAGTGACTGGCGCCGCAGCTGGTGATTTAAGTGGGTTTACACTTACCTTTGAGGGTATGGAAGAAACTGCACCTTATTTCCTTGATGCAGCACAGACTTTAACACTATCAACTGAATACATAAATCCAACTGGAGTATAATTTATTATTTAGTTAAAAGTAAGAAAATTAAGAGCATCCTTTATAGGGTGCTTTTTTTTTGTTTTTACAAATTAGACTTATTTATACGTTATATAATTGATGATAATATTAAGACCAGATAACAGTACACAAACCTTTGATGTTATACCTAGACAATATCTTGGTTCTTTTACTATGGAAGTAAGAGATGATAGCACAAATGTTATTGTTGATTATGATTTAACAAATGGAAGCATAGAGGGTAATTATCTTAATTTTACCAATGTATTTTTACCTTTATTAGTTGAGGGGCATTTTTACGATTTAACACTATATACAGATAACACAAAAACATCTGTAATATATAAAGATAGAATATTTTGTACTGCACAAGATATTGACCAAACAACAAATGACCATTATAAAATAAATGAGGGGCAATACACCCAGTATAATGGAAGCAATAATGATTATATTGTAATATGAGAAAAAGAAACGAAAAAGGACAATTTAGCAAAACAAAGGTTTCAGAATTTGGATTTGTTAATTTAAGCACCTACACATCACCAGAGGTTAAGGAAGTTAATGGTTCAGATTGGATTGAGTATGGTGCAGATAACAATTATTTTCAATTTCTAATCGATAGGTACAATGGTTCGCCTACTAACAATGCAGCTATAAATGGAATTTCACAAGCTATTTATGGTAAGGGTTTAAATGCAACAGATAGCAACAGAAAACCTAATGAGTATGCACAGATGGTTTCTTTGTTTAGAAAAGATGTAGTTAGAAGATGTTGCTATGATCTTAAACTAATGGGACAAGCTGCTATTCAAGTTATATACTCAAAGGATAGAAGTAAGATTGTTCAACTAGAACATATGCCTATTGAAACATTAAGGGCAGAAAAGTGTGATGAAGATGGTAATGTACCAGCATATTATTATTATAATGATTGGGCAAACATAAAAAAAACTGATGAACCTTTAAGAATACCAGCTTTTGGTATGTCTAAAGAAAGCATTGAGATATATTACATAAAACCTTACAAGAGTGGTTTCTATTACTATTCACCAGTAGATTATCAAGGTGGTTTACAGTATGCAGAACTTGAAGAAGAGGTATCTAACTATCATCTTAACAACATAATGAATGGTTTAAGTCCATCAATGTTAATCAATTTTAACAATGGTACACCTAACCAACAAGAAAGACAATTAATAGAAACTAAAATAGCACAGAAGTTTTCTGGTACAAGTAATGCTGGTAAATTCATTTTAGCTTTTAACGACAATAAAGAAAGTCAAGCAGAAATAACACCAGTACAATTAAGTGATGCACACAACCAGTATCAATTTTTAAGTGAAGAAAGCACACAGAAAATAATGGTTGCACATCGTATTGTATCACCTATGTTATTAGGTATAAAAGATGGTAGTGGTTTAGGTAACAATGCAGAAGAAATAAAGACTGCATCTTTGTTAATGGATAACACCGTTATAAGACCATTTCAAGAACTTTTAATTGATAGCTTTGACCAAATACTTGCTTACAATGATATAGCCTTAAACCTATACTTTACAACCTTACAACCACTAGAATTTACAGAAGTAGATCAAACTTTACAAGATAGTGAAACTATTGAAGAAGAAACTGGTGTTGAAATGTCTGTTAATCTAAAAAAGATTGATGGTAAAGATGTTTACAAAACTAAAGAAGAAGCAGAAAAGGTTGCAGAAGAAATGGGTTGTGGTGGATCACACGAACACGAAATTGAGGGTGTTGTTTATTATATGCCTTGTGTATCACACGAAGAACTTAAATCACCTTGTTGGGATGGTTACGAGCAGATAGGTACAAAGATGAAAGATGGTAAAGAAGTGCCAAATTGTGTACCGCTTAAACAAGAACTAACTGATGAAATGGCTAGTGCTATTCTTGCAAATCTTGAATATGAAACCATAGGTGATGAATATGAATTAGTAGAAACTAGGGAATATTCAGAAGATAACAAAAGCACAGAAGATTGGGCAAATTCACTTATAAAAAGAAAACTATCAAGAATAAGAAAGTTTGCAGATTTTATTAAATCAAAGCCTAATGAAGAAAGTAAACTAGATAAATCATTTTACAAGATCAGATACACATACCAAGAAAGAAAATCATCTGCAAATAGTAGGGACTTTTGCAAAACAATGATGGCTAGAACTGGTAAAGGTGTTGTATATAGAAAAGAAGACATAGACAATGCATCATTTCAAGGTGTAAATAATAACTTTGGACATAAGGGACAAAACTATTCTCTTTTTAGATTTAAAGGCGGTATATACTGTGGACATTATTTCAGAGAAGAACTTTACAGAATGAAAAGTGAAACTGAAAAATACATTTCAAGAGGTAAAGAAGTTGATACAATACCAAACGAATATCAACCAAAAGGTAAACAATATCAAGAAGCTGGTGAAGCACCTATTGATATGAAAAATAGAGGTGCATATCCAAACTAGAAAAATATGGCAACAGTATTATTTATAAATAGAACAGATTTAGTTAGAAACTCTATCATTGATGGGAATGTAGATACTGATAAATTTATACAGTTTATCAAGATTGCACAAGAAATTGATGTACAACAAATCATTGGCACAAATATGTATAAGGGTTTAACTGATGCTATTGTAGCTGGAATTGATTTACCAGCAAATGCAAGATGGAAAACTATATTAGATGATTTTCTTGTGAGTATGTTAATCTGGTATGCACAATCTAACTACATACCTTTTGCAGCTTACCAAATTAAGAATGGTGGTGTATTTAAACACACATCTGAAAATGCACAAACGGTAGACAAAAACGAAGTAGATTTTTTAGTTGAGAAAGCAAGAACAAATGCAGAATGGTATTCAAGAAGATTTATAGACTTTATGAGTTTTAATCAATCTACATACCCAGAGTATACTAATAACGTAAACGATGATTTATACCCTAGTTATTCAGCTACGTTTAATGGATGGGTTTTATGATCTACAAACCAAAAGCAAAAAACATAGAGAAACTTAAAATATTTCTAAAGAAGAAAAAAAATAAAAAGTAATGGCAAACGAAATATATTCAAGAAGTTGGTGGGGCAGAGGTGTATGTGATAATACAGTTGGCTGGGGTATTATTTATAAAGCCTATGCAAATTGTAGTGCAGTACCAGCATTATTAGAATTACTTGAAGCAAGGGCAACGTATTATGAAAATGCAACTTGTACCACAGAAATATTAGATGAACTAGAAATTATAGGATAATGAACTTATTAGATAAAGCGAGTATTATACTGACTGCAAGTGCGTATAACAATGGTGAAGCACTATGTGTAAAGCCAAGTGATGGAAGTGGTGATTTTGATTTTTCAAGAAATTCAGCAGCTACAAGAGTAAACGCACAAGGGTTAGTTGAAGATGTACAAATACTATCTAGTAATTTGGTGCAGAACGGTGATTTTAGTGAGCAAGGTGCAGAAGAGGTGAGTAATGGTAGCTTTTCGCAGCAAAGTTCGGAATTGATTGTAAACGGCTCGTTTGATACCGATACGAATTGGATACA